TGTTTGTCCCATATTGAGTACAGGATTGTCGCCTTCCATAGCAGCAAGCTTAATTGAATTAATTAGTGTTTCATCAAATACTAGGAATTCACAACCGTATTCACGTCTAAACTTTTCTTCGCCAATACGTCCAATTTCTTCTTCTTTCCATTTTTCATCTCTATCAGGATGCTCATGCCATTCAGCAACAAAACTGTGAAATCCGTTTATTCCTAGTTCTTGTTCATTGCCGTGTGCGTCAAACTTTTGTTCTGCTTGTTTCCAAATAGTAGCAAATGTATCTTCGTCACTGTTAGGTGTGCTGGTAATAATAGCACGACCACCTGTTGCTAGTGTAGGTGATATCGAAGTCCAAAACTCTTCTGCGATGTTGGGTTGCACAAATGCAAACTCGTCACAATATAGTAACGAGATACTCATACCACGTCCTGTATTACCTGTTGTTGTTTGTGCAACAATACGTGAACCATTTTCAAATTCAATTGATTGTTTGTTATAGCTTACAACGCCTGCTCTAATATGATCTGGACAAGTTTCGTATACAAATCGTATACGTGACATAATCTCTTGCGCACCTGTATATTTGTGTGCTGCTACAAGAATAGTTTGATCAGGTTTAAACATTGCGTACCATGCTAGATAGATACTAGCACATGTAGTCTTACCTGTTTGTCTAGGCATCATATTAATGTTAAAGCGGAAGTTGTGATAACTGTGCATCAAACGTAGCTGATACTCAAACGGATCAAACAACAACTTGCCTTTTACAGGGTGTTGAATATATGCAAATGCTCTTGCAAAGTGTAAGTATCCTTCGTCAGGATCCATGCACTTCATAAGTTCTTCAACTTGCTCGTTTGTGTATGTTTCTTGTTTATTGGCTTTCTTAATAAGAACGCCGTCTAATGATGCTGCCATATTGTATTTAACCTATTAAATTATCATAATAACCGGTATCGAACCTTAGATCAAACAACTTGCGTTTGTCTTGTTGTATTAGTATAGGTACTGGTGATGCATTAGGACCGTTAGTAGGCTCGCTCCACAGCCATTCGTATTCGCCGTGATCTAATTTTTTGTGTAATTTTTTTAGTCGTCTACGATTAAGTTTAGGACAAATATAAACAATGGCCTGGTTGTTGCCTAGTGGCTCAATTTCTCCAGACCATTGTATAATTTTTATTTCGCCTTTTTTATGAGCTACGCCGCTCCAGGGACATACAGGTTTAATGTGTTGGAAGTATTCTTCCCAATTAACCTCTTGACTTTTTCTTACCACGGCCTTTTCCTCGGCCCTCGGTTGTCTTAATGTCTTCGTTACCACGTGATGCTTTTAATTTCTTTTTACCACGTCCACGACCCTCACCTAATTTGTCATTTAATGCTGCCCACAATTGTTCTTTAATTGACTCAACAGCCATTGCATTGTCGCCGTCTTGTGCAGCAGCATATGCTTTCTTTTCTCGATTAATTCCACCTGATAAGTCTTTAGTCATTAACTTAGTATCGCCATATTCTTCATCTGGGCTGTTATCCCACTCTTCTTCTACTTCAGGCTCTTCTACGTCATTACCAGTAAGTTTCATCATCTTCTTCATGTCGCCCATTTCGTCGTCATGTGTGTCAGGTGCAGGTAATGCTGTAACCGTTGTAGGCATTGGCGCATCTTGCGGAGTGTTTGGGCCACCCATTAACTTAATTAGGTCAGCAACAGCATCTCCTCTAGCATTTAGAGTAACATTCATTGACATTTTTTCTTCTGGCTCTTGCGGTGCCATTGGCATTGATCCTTCCATGCCGCACTCTTCTACTGATTGAATTGACTCTAAAATAGTTTTCATATCATTAATATTTGACGAACCGGTACTAGGTTTATTGCCTGCGGCTGCCAAATCCATATTTTCTAAGATTTTTTTCATATCCATTGTATTAGCCTCCTACGACCGATTTAGTATTTTCTGATTCGTCAATGTCTTTCGATTCACCTACAGGTGCACCTTCCATTGGATCAATTTCTCGTTCTTGACGAGCTTTTTCTAATTCCTTTAAAAGTTCCATAGTTCTGTTGCCTGCTACAGCTTCTTGAGCGCTTTCGCCACCCATATCTTCTGTATTCAATAATGCTTCATATGGTTCTTGTTCTTTTTCATTTTGATATTCTTCTTGCGCTGCAAGTGGATCACGTACAATAATGTTGCTTTGTGGTATGTTGCAGCATTTTCCTAAATACTCTTGTAATACTTGCGGAGTAGTAGGATATGTAACTTCTGTTTCAAAGTACGTTACATCCATGTTTTCTAACTGCGGGAAGTCTAGCGGACGCTTAGTAATTGGTACTCTTTTACCGTCGGTAACGTTTAGTACACCGAACTTACCTAGTGCTGTTTCTAGTTTTTCTTTGCACTCTGTAGCGTAATCGCCTGCTACACCAATTTTAAAATCATAAGTTTTTTTAGATTCTGTTAAATATTCTGAAAAGTTTTTCATGTTATAATCCCGCTTTGTATTATTTATCTATATTCTTAAGTTTTTCTAGTAAACTGTTGCGGTCTGTAACTACGTAACCTTCGCCATTTACTATGCCGCCATCAGAATTAGAATTATCGTTGTCTAGTTTTTCTTTCTTAAGTTGCAGTTCGATCATTTTTAGTTTCTTGTCCATTTTAGCAACTTTAGCATCTAGTGACGTTTTAAGCATTCCACCGGCAACTTCAAATACACGCCCACTGTAACGTGCTTCAACATTCATACCAAGATCCATTAATTCTTCATAACTGTTTAATGCACGTTGAGCAATATCTTCTAATTCTTCGTCGCCCTTGTCTCCTAAACCTTTTACTCTTGGTAAGGCAGCTGTTATTTTATCAAGCTCTTGTATATCGCGAACAGCTTCTTGCGCTTCAATAATTGTAGCTTCTTGTTTAGTCTGTTTATCTGCTTCTCTTGCCTTATCAACAATATCTTTAGAATCAGGTAAATTTAATAATTCTTCTAATTTTTTAGTCATATCAAAGTTCCATTATATGCTATGTTTATTTAGCGTCTGTTACCGCCTTGATGAAATATATCGTGCTCAGTAATTATACGAAATGTAATTCCTTTTTGTTTACAATACGCATAAGCAGCATTCCACTTTGCTTGATTGACAATAAAACTTGCTTGATTAACACGTGAACGCCCTACTTTTTCTTTATATGTTTGATTAGCAGGCTTTACTTCGATTAATTCGACACGCTTTTTTCCGCCTTTGTCAGCATAGGCAATAAAAAAGTCAGGAACATATATTGTGTGTTTACCAGTTAATGGATTTTTATAGGGTATGCGTATGCTTTCGCTTGCCCATTTATCAACGCTTGGATGTTCGTCACAAAATTTCATAAAATGAAATTCCCAACTAGACCTATATGTCGGAGAACGAGTTCCTATATATTTTTCAGGAAACTTAGGTGTAAATTTTCCTTGTGCGAATCTAGGCATATCAAACTATAATATTCCTTTTTTCAGTTTTATTAGATGTGCTAGTTCTTTTAAATCCTAAAGTACTTGATCGTTCTCTATTGTAGTTTAGTATTTCTGTAACAATCGCACTTAGTTGAAGTTCCGATAATCCTTTCAACGTATCTAATAGTTTGAAAACATTTATATTATCAAGTTTAGCTTGTTGTAATAATGTTGTTGCTACTGATATTGCTGCTGATTTATCGAATCCTCTTTTTTCAAAAAACGAAATTACTGCATCAACTTGATTAGTTGGAAATGTAAGAGTTTCTGAAAAGTAATTATTAAAAAACTTTGTTACTCCTTTGTCACTTGTATTAGAATTTTTTTCTTTAGGTAAATTAGACATTGATATCCTTAATTATACTGTGCTTTAGCAGCAGGAGAAAGTCTGTTATAAGTAGCTCTTGCACCATTAACTCCTCCAGTTCCGCCAGTTGATTGATATTGCCCTAAGAAGTTTTGAAATCTTGCATCGTCTTGTTGTTGAGGATTAGTATCGCCAGTAGATGTAGATATTGCTCTGCTGATTGCCGATGCGCCTGCAACAGCAGCCGTTGCAATTAAAAGATCTTTGGCGCCGCCTTTGCCACTACTCTTAGGGAAGAATGTCTGAGCAACACCGCCTACATCAATACCAGCTGCTGATCCAATAGCATCTGTTAGTATTCTAAAGCCGCCTTCTCGTAATCCTTCTACACCGTTTTCTCTAACACTTCGGTATAAGTTTGCACCGGCAATTGCTGCTTCAAACGGATTATCAAAATTCTTTCCTTGTGTTATATATTCATATAAATCTAATCCAACGCCAAATTGCCCGTCTAGTCCAAGTTGGCCTCCACCGAGTGGACTAATAGGACTTGGTGTTCTATCATAATGATCTGTTCTTCCGAAGCCTGCAGGATTACCGTTTTCGCCAGCTTCGACTTGACCTCTATCGTAAAATACAGTATCATAATTTAAAGTAATTGTATTTTCTAAGGGCGTGTTACCAGAGTTTTCTACACTATCATGCGACCATGCAGATATAATCGGATTAACTAAAGTATACTTTGTATAACTTTTGCGAGACATTTGAGAAATTTCAATTCTGTCAAAAAACGGAACAGTAGGTATATCGTTATTCATACCAAAACTAAATGTATTTGTTCCTGGCCCGTCATATGTAGTATCGCCTGTGCGTCTATTTCCGTACGAGCCGTTACTTAATGATTGCTTGCCGTCAGCAAAGTAATATTTAAAATAAGCTTCTAGAAGTGCTGTAGTAGCACCATAATTATCATCATGAAATGCAATATTAATGGGATTATAATCTAATCTCGTTTGTACATTCTTTTTTCTATTATACTTGTTTAGTGTTTCAACACTGGCTGTAAATCCTGGAAGATCAGCGGATTTAACTAACATGCCAATTTCATGTTTATATTGGTCAACTTCCGGAATAACACTTTTAGCGTTTTCTGTTAGATAAAATGTAACATGATATAAAAACCCTAGTTTCGGGGCATGTTTTAAATTATCAACAACATATAAGCGTGAAGCATGTTGCCAGTCAGCCATATTGCCTTTTGGACTTAATACTCCATTTGCTAAATTATCTAAAAAACCGTTAAACTTACTCATACAAATATTTATCTTTTAAAATAAACTATGCATATAATAAAAAAGGGAGCACTGAGCTCCCTTTGATAGTTTAGAATGGCTTTTAGTAGGTGTGTTACGCACCACCGCCAGTTACTAAGGTACTTGTTGTTCTTCCGACAGCTGTACCAATGCCAGTACCATCCGGTGTCTGGATAGCGTTATCGTAACGAATAGATAGTGTAACTGTTACAGGTTCGTTAGCACTGTATGCTAATGAATTGTATGCAGCGTTTTGTACAAAGCAACCGTATAGTTCAAACGTTTCTAGTACGTTTGGAGTATTAGCGCCGTTGCCGCCATCTAAGATTTCAATACGTGTAACGAATTTATAATCTTGTCCACTTGCTGCACTTGATTGTTCGTAAAAGTCAAACTGCTTCTGTAGCTGCTCGCCTACAAGTTTTTGCACATTGTTGTTTACATCTTCACGCAAGTTAAGCGTAATTGCTTCCCAAGTATGCTTACCTGCTAGGTATGCACGTGAGTTGTAAACTTCAATTGGAATTTCTTCAAAGCTAACAGTTGGACGAGTTACGTCAACTACTTGCTTTGTAAGTTCTGTTGTTGGTGTGCTTACACCAAAGTTTTCCAAAGTAACACGGAAGCGGTATTGTAGCTTTGGCATTAATAAGCCTTGGCTTGCAGCACTGTCGCCGGTTGCTAATGGAACTGTAATTTTTGATAGTGTTGAAATTGCCATTCTGTTTTCTCCTGTTGCAAGTATTTAGCATTTTTAGGCCTCATATTTCAGAGGCCTAAATTTATGCTTTATAGACCTGCGATTTCTCCTGTATTTTTAAGTCTTAGCGGAATGTAAATAAATTCTACTGCTTTTACAGGTTCAATAGCAATGTCTAAGTATAGTTCATTTCTATCAACTCTGCTTGGAGTATTATTGCTTTCATCACACACTACCAAGAAGTCATACAGTGCTCTTTGACCAACTAGCTCGAGCATTAAGCTCTCTGCTGCTTGTTTAATCTCATCACGTGTAATCTTATCATTTGGTTCAAAGATATAAGGTTTAGCTAACTGGTTTAATTGCGAACGTAAGTAAATTACCAAACGTGCTACATTAATTCTGTCTAGCGCACTTGAACCTCTTGCACGAGTCTTTTGACCGTAGTTAACAAGCCCAGCACCACTAATGAATGTAATTGGGTTAACATTCTGTGCATATAGTGTATCGCGTTGTCCTTCGTTAAGTGCAACAGTTACAAATTCGCCTTCTGCATTTACATAACCAGTTGCTGATGCATTAGTAATGCCGCCGCGTCTAGTCCCTGCCGGAGCAAACCATGGATAACTAACCTGATCACTTAATGCTACTGTGCGTAGCATCATGTGGCTCGGTGGTACAACAACATTATTACCTGCGTTGTCACTTGTAAAGCCCCATGGGTAGAAGATACCAAAGTATTCATCTCTACTTACTAAGCCATCGTCGTTGTCTTCCGGTGCTAATGCTTGGTTAGTTGCCCAGTTGTTTAACGATGTAGCATCAGGTGTTAGTCTAGCTGGTGTATCGCCTATAACAAAAGCACTTAGTCCTCTATCATAGTTTAAACTAATCATTTCACCAATTAGCTCTGGATATCCAGGCGTTGCCATTAAGTTAAAGATGCGCGACTCATCGTCACGGATTTCATCGTTATTGTTAACTACAGCTTGTAGTGCCTGTACTACAACTTTACGTTGTGCTTTACGTCCAAAGCTGCCAGCGCCGTCTGCTTGGTTGCCTGACTCAGTTACCCAACGGTGTGGATAGTATAGGTCCATTGCTGCGCCGTCTTGACGTAAATTGTCGTCATTTACATCAATATAGTTACGTACAAATTTCTTAACATTAAATCCACTTCTACGTAGGTTCCATAGCAACATACCTTTTGGATATAGTGCAGGATCCGGAGCGTCTGGATCTAAGTAATCACTTGTTAACAGTACGTCAATGTCTCCTGTTGCGCTGCTATTTGCACCTGCTGTATTATAACGTGCATCTGCAAATAGTACGCCGTTTTCACTTGTTTGATCTGATGAATCTAGCAATTGCCAACGATTGGCTACAGGTGTGTTTAATAGATTTGCATTAAAGCGATAAATTTGTGGATAGTTTTCTAAGTCGCTTGTATCAACCCATAAATCACCATCTGAAAGTGCTGTACCATCACTTTGTAGTAACGGAGTACTTGCACTTACAATTGGTCCATTTGGATCGCAGTCAGCATAGCCTGCACTAAAGTTTTGATAACCTACCCAAGTAGTACCATTATGGATCATAATATCTACTTCGTCTACAATTGAGTTATACCATAATGCACCATCATTAGTTAGTGATGTTACTTCGTCTTCGGAAGCAGTATAAAATGCTACTTCGGACCCTGAAGAGTTTGTTGTTGCTTTCCACAAGCTAGCACGCAATTGTAGCGGCGCTGTGCTGCCATCTGTGCCTGATTCGTAGTACAAGTTAGGTGTACCTGATGTTACACTTACAAAGTGTCCAAATCCCATATTACCTAAAACTGGGTCGCTGCCGTCATCAGTTAGTTTAATGTCGCCACCCATTGCATGAGATATTGCAATTTTATTTCCAGTAACTACTTCGGCACTTACATGAGTAATACCAGCATTCGAAATTGCTGCTGCTACTACTTCAGCATCAGTTGAGCTGCCTGTTGTAATAAATTCAATTGCTACTATAGTACTTAAGGCGTTTGAATTAGGTGCTGTTGCTTGTATACCGATGTTGTAAGTATCAGCGGTAATACCGCTTGATCCGATTGCAGCTCCTACTACTGTTGTAGGTGCAACGCCGTTTCTTTTGAATACTTTAAATGTAGCCAACGGTGATGCATCTCCTGCAACATTTGATTGTACATACACATCTCCTGCTGCGAGATTTGAACCGCCGCCTAGCTTATCTAGTGTAAACAATGCATCTTCGTTTGAGCTATAAATTGGGGCTTCAACAGAATCCCATAGCTGAGTAGCATCGTTCCATGCTTTCATTCTCCAACGTGCACCATTACCAGGTTCTGTTGTTTTAATCCAAACTGAACCTAACGGACGCGGAGTTGTATCGGAATTTTTAAATTCTGGAACTCTTGTGTGTCTGTCAATATGTAGTTCTGGTGGATGATATGTTGCCGCTGCAATACCAAGTTCTAGCAACACAGTAGCATCACCACCAATAATTAATGGTGTATCGGTTGCATCTGAATAAATTTCTAAACGTCCGTCTACTGCTTTTGCACTAATATTTCCTGTTGGAAATAATGCTACAATGTTAGTTGCAACATCGCCGATTACATCAGTGTCTGAAACAGTTATGCTTGTACCGTTAATTGTAAATGTTGCACTTACTTGTGAGAAAGAAGGATTAGCTTTAGTCCCTCTTACTGTTGCCCAACTCTTTGTCCATGCTTCGCTACCAATAAGCACCCAATCACCGCTTGCATTTCTGTAAAATGCTCTTACAATAGTGCTACCAAATACAACTGCATAATCGCCAACTGCGCCAACAGTTTGCCTTGGAATTAATCCGCTTGTACCGTTTATGATGCTGCCTCCTGATTCTAATTTTGTTGAATCAGTAATAACAATAGGAGTTTTTGTTGTAAACGACTGGCCACCGCTAGTAGTTACTGCTGCGCCGTTCCATTCTTGAATTCCAAATTTTGAAACTTGTGTGTCAATCCAATATGTTCCGTTAGCAGGTGTTGCTGCTGGTGCTTCTGCACTTGGTTCTATTTCTGACAGATCAATGTCTGCTCTAACAACCCAGGCTCTGTTTGAAACGCCTAAATATGAATAAGCTGCTTGTAAGCCGTATTCGTTTAGTTCGCCTGCATGAATTGGATTATTGTTGTTGTCTGTATAAAACAACGGATCGCCAAAGGTATCTGCTAGATCTCTCTGTGATGTTAATAAGTATGGTTTGCCAGCGCTTGCCTTTAATGTACCTAGTGCTGTTCCTGTTCCACTTGCATTTAGCTTGTTAGAAGCAGAAGCAACGAAAATCATTGGGGTAGTGCCAGGCTCTGCTGGAGTGTAGAATGATTCGTTAATTACTTTAACTTCTACTCCTGGTGATGTTAATGCCATTTGTTGTTCTCCTGTGATACGAGTTGGTAATTTCGTTACTTGTATTTAGCACTCAGTATTAAAAATAGCCTAGTTATCCACCGAAAAAAGGGGCCGAAAAGGTGAGCTAAATACAGTATGAGACCATTATGTACATGCGGGCAGCGTCCTGCTGCTATAAATTATAAAAAAAACGAAAAGACTTATTATCGTAAGTTATGCGAGACTTGCTTGCGCAACGGAGTAGGTCATGGTATACCTAAGTGGAAGCAACGAGGTTATGAGAAAAAAGACACTTGTGAGAAATGTGGCTATAAATCAAAACACCCAGAACAGTTTAATGTGTTTCATATAGACGGAAATTTAGAAAACTGTCGTCCAGGAAATTTAAAAACTATTTGTGCTAATTGTCAACGAATAGTTCAAAAAAGCAACGTTAAGTGGAAGCAGGGAGATTTAGTTCCCGACTTCTGATGCACTGTAAGGATCAATGTGTTCAATAAGTTGAGCTAAGTTAAATTCTAATTCTTCAAGTGTTCCGTTATTGTCAATAGTATAATCTGCCATCCACTGTTCTAAGCTCATTGAGTTTTTGCTTTCAGGAGGAAGATGATCACTACGATCTACCCAAATGGCTTTATCAAAAACTCCAGTATTCTTCATTGCATTAAATTCACGCTTGTTACGTAAGCCGCAGTAGATATCATGTGCTTTGAATATTTCTCTACCAAGTGTGCCAGCATCAGGTACATTGTAATCACAAATAGCATTATACCATTCTTGACGATGATTGTGTCTATCAGCATAACACTCTTCTTCGTCGGAATAATCGTATTTGTCTTTTAGATCATTGTAGATAAACAATTTACTACAGAACTTGCTGCTGCTTTCAAAACTATAACCATACTTGTCACGAAGCATTTCACATACAGTATCTTTGCCGTGTCTGCCGTGTCCAATAACCAGTAGTTTTAGTTTCATATTGTTCTCCTATAATTATATAATTATAACAGAAAACATATATTTGTCAACCTTAATCGTAGCCTAAACGTGCTACGTTTTGCATTTCTTCTAAGAGCAGCTCTTGGACACGATATTCATATGCTTCTTCAAAGCCGGCTTCATGAAGGTATATTTCGTTGTTGCCCCAAAGTCTTTTAAAATATGAATGGTAGGTTTTTTCGACTTCTATGTCGCTCCAGGATGTATCAATAAGTTTTCCTTTGATTATCCAATTAAGTCTATTGGCTTCTTTACGCACTTCTGGTGAACACATTAGCTTCTCCTTGTTACATATGTATTTACAAGGAACAGTAATCGTTAGCGCCAACTTAGTTAGATTTTAGCCAATTGTGAAGCCGTAGCCTGTTCCGCCTGGTACTGCTAGTGCCACTTCGTTTTCAAGTTTATCCATCTCGCCTTGTGCTTCTGCTTTGAGTGCATCACCATTTAGTGTTGAGCCGCCTTGCGGTCCAGCAATAGTAGCAAACTTTGAACGGGCTTCGCCTAGCATATATTTACAACTAGCAAGTGTGTAGTCTTTGATCCACTGTTTGGCTAGATAATCTTGTAATAGTTGACTATCGGGTCTATAATTATATACGTATAGAAGCAAGTCTTCTTCTGCTCTAGGGCGTTGAAGTAGAGTTAACTGTTTAGTTGTGTTATTCCATTTAAATTCAATAAACGATCCAAACATTCTGCCTACTAATTCTTGATATTGCGAGAACATGTCATATGTAGCCAGTCCGCCTAAATTAGAGCTAGACAACAAGTAAGTGTTAGTATATGCCATGTTAAATGGTTCAAACATTGTCCCGCCTCCATTGCCGCCGCTGCGCGACCCAATTGATCTACGAAACAACTGTCTTACTTCCATAACTTCGTTAGGAAGAGTATAGGTATTTTGATCAATTACAGTAGGCATAAACAAGTACGATTCTTCAACACTATTGTCTGAACGTTGCCTAAAGCGTGTTAGTGCCTTAGTTAATGCTGTTTCATAATGTATCGGGTCAAGTTCAACATCGACCATTCCTCCACCGAGGAATGTATGTACATAGTCAAATATTTCTTGTTTTTGTGTTGCTAAATCAGCCATATGAAGTTCTCCAATAGTATTTATTCGTTTCGATAAATATGTATATGCCAAAATTAAGTTTGTATAAACCCGAAAAAGGACAAGACTACACATTTATAGATAACCAAATATCTGAAATGTTTACAGTCGGTGGTACTGATATTAATATCCATAAGTATCTAGGGCCAGATAATCCAGATTCTGCTGATGCTACAGCAGATCAGCCTCGATATGATGCTGTTGCCGAAACTAATATTCAAGATTTATTATTTTTAGAAAACAGAGATAGAAAGTACGATCCGGACATTTACACAATGCGTGGTATATACAGTGTTCAAGATAATACCTTTAACTTGTCACAGTTTGGAATGTTTTTAGATAATGATACGTTATCGTTAACAGTTCATATAAACAGTAGTGTAAAAACACTTGGTAGAAAATTTATGTCAGGCGATGTAATTGAGTTGCCGCACATGAAGGATGAATATGCTGCTAACAATTTTTCAGTAGCACTAAAAAGATTTTATGTAATTGAAGACGTTACTCGCGCAAGTGAAGGATTTTCACCTACTTGGTATCCTCATTTATACAGATTAACACTTAAACAAATTGTTGACAGTCAAGAATTTAAAGAAATACTCGACTTACCTGCGGATGCAGATAACGACAACGGCAACACGCTACGAGATATGCTTTCAACATATGAAAAAGAAATGCAAATTAATGATGCAGTAGTTGCTCAAGCTGAGGCTGATGCAGCAAAAAGTGGATACGATACTAGTCATTATTATAATTTAGAAGTAACTTCGACAGAAACAGGCAGTGATGTACAGGTGAAAAAAGTAGACGGAGAAACTGTAACAGTACCTCCGTCAAAGTTAGGTTATAAAGGGTACTTGTTAGGAGACGAATTAGCACCTAACGGAGAAGCATTTGGTCATGGTATACAATTTCCTACAGCAGCAGAATTTGGTGACTATTTTTTAAGAACAGATTTTATGCCAAAGAGACTATTTAGATTTGATAGTAAAACTTGGGTCAAGGTACATGATGTACAGAGAATGACTATGACAAATAGCACCGATAGACAAACACAAAAAACATCGTTTATTAACAATGACAATTATGTTTATAATACTAAAGTAGCGTCTAGTAGTACAATTTTAACAGTAGGCGATTTTGTAATATCGACAAATATTCCTTACCCTGTAGATGCACTATACTTACAATTAAAACAAAGTACAAATACTAAAAATTATGTGATAGCGGATCATACAGACATAGTTACTGAAGATAGTGACAACACAATACTAATTACATTGCCGGAAATTGCAGGAATTCAAGATACAGTAGAATATAACGGACAATGGGATATTAACTTCTATAACAACAGAGAAGCAGAACGTCAAGGGCTGAGTAAAGCACTTAGACCAAGGGCAGATAACTAATGGATCATTTTTACGACGGACAAGTTAGAAGGTACCTTACACAGCTAGTAAGGATGTTTAGTGGGTTTAAGTATGCTGACAGCAAGTCTCAGTTAGTTACTGTTCCAGTTATGTACGGCGATATTACACGCCAAGTTGGTAGTATACTCAGAGATAACTCCGACAATAAGATTCCAAGTGCACCGAGGATGGGGATTTACGTTACTGGGTTAGAAATGGATCGAACTAGAACTAGCGATTCGTCTTACGTTAGTAAAGTAAATATTAGAGAGCGTGCATATGATCAGTCAGGAAATGAATATCTAAATGAAAGTGGAAAGAATTATACAGTAGAGCGCTTAATGCCAACTCCGTATAACCTTACAGTAAATGTAGATATATGGACAACTAACACTAATCAAAAACTACAACTAATTGAACAAATTTTAATGCTTTTTAATCCTAGTTTAGAAATACAAACAACAGATAATTATTTAGATTGGACAAGTTTAAGTGTTGTAAATTTAGATAGTATAAACTGGAGTTCTCGAAGTATACCACAAGGCACAGATACTGAAATAGATGTGTCAACATTAACATTTAGTACACCAATTTATATTTCGCCGCCGGCAAAAGTTAAACGTCTTGGTGTTATTACAGATGTTGTAACACAAATATTTCAAGAAATTCCAGTCGAAGGCCTTGATGCTGAAGCAAATATTAGAACTAAAATATATGTTGCTCCTACTGGTTCATTAGAAAGAGAAAGAACTACAAGTGAATGGAGAAATTCTACAGCACTTGATGTTGCTGCATCGTCGTATCAAAATACAAGTCTTCTTATAATTAATAACACTGCTAAACTAGTCACTCGAGGTGTAGTAGGAGGAAAGTCGTGGGACGAGTTCTTAATAGCATTTCCTGACAAATTACAGCCTGGCATAACTAGCATACGACTTTTAAGAAGTGATTGGCAATACGATATTATAGGTAAGATTGCAGTTAACCCTACTGACGGAACAGAAGTTATCATTGATTGGGATGAAGATACATTACCAACTGATACTGTTATTCCGTCATCGCTGGGCAATAGAAGTAAAATAGATTATATTATTGATCCTACTAAGTCTAATCCACAGGATCTTGGGTTGTCAGGAAATCCAAGAATTTTATTGTTAGGAGCAATCGGCGATACTATTAATAGCGATGGCGCCGATGCTTGGAAAAATTTAGACAATACAGATTTTGTTGCAAGTGAAAATGATATTGTAGAGTGGGACGGAGCAAGCTGGAATATAGTATTTGATGCAGATTCTAACAGTTATGACACTGTTTATACTACTAATCTTAATACAGGCGTTCAGTATAAATTTGATAGCGGCGAATGGATTCTTTCTTTTGAAGGTGAATATCCAAATGGCGCCTGGCGCTTAGACTTCTAATATAACTATTAATATGAAAGATATTATTTGTAGCGGAGCACTCCTCTATTCTCTTGATACTCACAGATTTTTATTCTTACACAGAGCTAAGAGTAAGAACAAAGATGTTTGGGGATTAGTTGGAGGTACTAATGAAGACGGTGAAACTCCGTGGGCGGGATTACAAAGAGAAATTGAAGAAGAAATAGGCAAAGTTGATATTAAAAAAACTATACCTTTAGAAACATTTGTATCTAACGATACTAAATTTTCATTCCATACATATTTGTGTATTGTGCCGTCTGAGTTTATTCCGAAATTAAATAACGAGCACAACGGATATGCATGGGTAGAATTTAGCAATTGGCCTATGCCACTTCACTACGGTCTTAAAAATACCTTAACTAAAAAAACAAATCTTTCTAAACTAAAAACTGTGTTTGAAGTTATAGATTTACTTGACAATTCTAAATAATTCAAATATAATAAATTTAGCTATAATAAAAGGTTAACCAATGGAAAAGACAGACAGCGTTATACAAACAGATTGGGGATACGAACTAATATGGTCTACAAATGATTTATATTGTGGTAAAATTCTAGTATTTGATAAGATTGAATCAAAAATTTGTATGCAGTTTCATAAAGAAAAAGACAAAACGTGGTTTATCAATAATGGTCAATTTATTTTAACATGGATTGACACTGCTACCGGAACTACGCATACACAAGATCTTGCAGAAGGTTCAACTTGGCGTGTTAAACCGTTAGTACCTCATCAATTACAATCTGTAGTTATTGGTAGCAGTGTTACTGAAGTTAGCACTTCTAACTTACAAAATGATGTACATTATATTTAAATTATTAAAATCTTATTA